GCGGCTGTCCAATGTGTTCTGGTAAGGCAAAAGTGATAACTAATGAATTTATCGATAAATTTTTAGAAAACACTTCATTTAAACGAATATCATCATATATACATTGTCATGTTCCTGTAATTTTTTTATGCGTTAAACATAATGAAGAATTTGAGTGTATTTTCAAAGTGTTAAAAGAAAGAATAAAAAGTGGATTTGGTTGCAAAATATGTTTTCATGAAAATAGATCAAAAGATAACAGTTATATTGATGAAAAGTTGAAAAATACTGGTATAAAAAGAATAGGTGATTATATAGGTATGAATGTAAATTGTGAGTTTGAATGTATAGAAGATGGTTACAGATGGTTAGCGACCCCTGCCAATGTATTTACAAAATATGTCAATAAAAGTAAACCAAAACGTAGACTTAATAATGAAGAAATAGACAGAAGATTAGTTAATAGAAATGTTAAAAGAATTGGTGATATGACTATTGATAGGCGTTGTATATTTAAATGTGACATATGTGAACATATTTGGGAAACTGATGTATATGGCGTGTTGCGAGGAACTGATTGCCCCTCTTGTAAATTTGGTAAAGTTGAAAAGAAGATAAAAAAAGAATTAGAAAATAAAAAAATAAAATTTATCCACCATAAAAGATTTGATTTTAATGGTCGTAAATATTTCGTGGATTTTTACTTTCCATATAATAACCTAATTGTTGAGTATAATGGTAAACAGCATTATGAACCAGTTTGTTTCGGTGGTATATCAAAATGCAATGCTATAAAGAGATTTGAACAACAAAAGGTAAGAGATAATGAGTTACGAATATACTGTAATAATAACGACATAAAACTAATTGAAATAAAGCATGATGAAAAATTTAAAGAACTTATAAATAAGATTGAATCATCATTACAAGGAGAATTCTATTAAATCTTGGTTTTACACAAGGGCATTTCATACAACTTCGATGTTGTTTGCATCCATTTTCGATGAAATGGAAGTATGGGATTTTGACGCAGAAGGTAAAGCCGTTGGTAGAACACCTGTTCCTGTCAAGTTAACATACAAAGAGAAGGTTATTAGTATGTTACTTAATGGTAACACCAATAATCCATATCGTCTCCGTGACAATGAAAACATTCTTCCAATGGTTTCTATTCAGTGGACTGGTGCCCAGCTTGATAAAGAGCGCATGAGAGGTATGCGCGAAAAGCGCCATATATATCTTGAGTATGCTGATACCGGAGAGGGTAAACCGGATACTAAACAGCACATGGATATGCAGACAGTTCCGTATAAGTTAACTTTTGAAGTTACATTATGGGCTAAGTATGTTGACCATCTTGTTCAGATGGCAGAAAATATTGATGCATTCATACACCCCGAAATTTATTTAGAATATTACGAAAAGGGATTGGGTATTGGACGTAAGATTAGAGTCATAAAGACCAATGAATCTATTCATTTAAATCCAGATTTACCGGATAATGAATTACGTTCAAAATTTGTTACATGGTCATATACATTCGAAGTAGAATGTAACTTATATAAACCTGAGAATCCAGTTGGTAAGCCTATTAAGCGTGTTGTTGTTCGTTACTCGGCAGTTTCCGAATCAAATAATGGTTTGGCTACAGCCCCCGCTGAACAAACAGTTACACAGACCACGGATGCCATAACAGCGACTACATCGGCATCATCTGCGTGTTATTACGATTATGATGCCAATATAGTGGATTACATCAGAAAGTTTTCTGATGCTGAACAATCGGTGATTGCTGAACAATATCAACCATTTGTAAATTGTCAGTTATCTCCGCAGAATATTATCCCACCTGCTGTAACTCCAGTTCCAGTATTAGCTTATGGCGAAGTACATTTAGATGTCTCATCGGATGTTATAACAATTACTAGTGAGTTACTACAAGATTCGCCAGAATATGTTCCAAATGTTTGTATTAATGCTAAGAATATTGCACCTAATTTCTCAGTTGAATATATATTTGATGTTATACCCGGAAGTTTCAAGGTTAAATTAACAGAAGCCCCGGCTGATGGTTCTTTTTCAATGGTTTGGAATGCTTATCAGAAATATAATTCAAATCCAAACGATGTATAATATAAAAAGAGGAAGATATGTCTAAGGCACCATCGACAAAGAACATAGAAAAGGCTCTCGGTATAGCCGATGATTTGACAAAGTTGAATGTTTCATCAGATGATGAAAAGAAGAAGCAATTTGAAGAACGTCAAAAAAAACTTAAGGATATTCAGGAGCAATTTCAAAAGAAGCGTGCTACTTACGAGCAAGACAAAGATTTTATTAAAGATATGTATCGTGAAATTGCTGAATCTGGTATGATCGCAGTTCGTATCATGCAAGAAGAAGCAGGTATGACTGGCGATTATAAGAACGTTGAAGCAATGGCGTCTATGGTTAGTTCTGTTGCATCCGCGTTGGATGGTTTAAAGAACGTTGAATTAGATGAAGAGAAACTTCGTATTGAAAAAGATAAAGTTAATATTCGTCGTGATACAGCAAATTCCATTATAACTCGTAACTCTATTTTAAATAATGGTAGTGGTGATGCTCCTGGTGGTCAAACAGTTAACAATATAGTCCATGTGGGATCTACTGGTGATCTTATTCGTATGTTAAAACAAGCTGAAAAAGATGAAGCCAAAACGGTTGAAACAACCGCCGAAATCATTGATCCTAAAGAGGAACAAGATAAGGAATAATAGATGCCTATTAGCTTCGAAAAAGTAAAGGGTTTGAAGCGCCCTAATGTAGAAATTCAATATACACAAGAACAGGTCAAAGAAATAATGCGCTGCCGTAGCGACATTATTTACTTTGCTGAAAAATACTTCACGGTTATTGAAGAAAAGCGTGGTAAGCACATTATTAAATTGAGAGATTATCAAAAAGAAACTCTCAGAATGTTCATGGAGAATAGATTCTGCGCATTGAACTTTGCTCGTCAGATGGGTAAGAGTACCTGTTTGTCGATTTATATTCTTTGGATGGCAATGTTTGATGTTGATAAGACTATTGGTATTCTTTCTAATAAAGAAACTTCCGCTAAGAGTCTCATGCAAGATATTAAAACAGCATATCTTGAAATGCCTGATTTCCTTAAGCCGGGAGTTGAAAAATGGGACCAGACTGCTATTAAATTCGAGAATGGATCGCTTATCATGGGTGGCACAACCTCGGAAGATTCCTTTCGTGGTGAAACTTTGTCGTTGCTTGCATTAGATGAGTTCGCTCACGTTCCACAAGAAATTGCTGACACTTTCTTTACCGCTGCTTTCCCTACTGTTAGTACAGGTGGACGAATGGTTATGGTGTCTACTCCAAATGGTGCAGTTGGTAGATTCTATGATACGTTTGTAAATTCTGGAAAAATTATTAACGGTGTTAAGAATCCTTTCGTGTCAAAGACAGTTAAATGGAGTGCCAATCCTGATCGTGATGAAAAGTGGAAAGACGAAACTCTCGCAATTCTTGGAAAAATTAAATTCAATCAAGAACATGAATGTTCTTTTGCGGGTTCATCAAATACTCTCATAGATGGTAATAAATTGGCATCAATGGAAACAAGAGATCCTGATTGGGTTCCAGAGGAAGGGTTGTATGTATGGAAGCAGCCTCGCCGTGATCGTTTGTATGTTTTTGGAATTGATGTTTCTAAGGGTGCTGGAAATAACACCGATTATCAAGTAATTAATGTATTTGATGTAACTGATTTTGCTAAATTAGGTACATATGAACAAGTGGCTATGTATAGACGTAATGATGTTGTATTATTTGATTTTATTGACAAGATACATCAATTAGCTAAGAAATTTAATAATCCAATGATTGTAGTTGAAAATAATTCAACGGGTGATGTTATCTGTAAGGTTCTTTACGATGATAAGGAATATGAAAATATTTATTTTGATTACGATAGAGCCGAGCATGGTATTAACGCAAATATTAAAACGAAACCAATGGCTCTTAACTTTTTTAAAGATGATGTTGAGAGTGGACGTATGCGTTTTTATTCGAAAGATATGGCTACTGAATTAACCTATTTTGAAGAAGTAAATCCTGGCATATTTAAGGCGCGTCCAGGGCGCAATCTTCATGACGATACAGTTTCGTCCGCATATTGGGTAGCATATTCTTTGCGTACTCGTTATTTCCAAGATGATTTCATGTATTATGCTGGTAAATTGATTGTAAATCAGGGCGACCAGCCTGCTTCGTCACAACAAGACGAAGATATTTTGAATTCATTTAACAAATATATTAAGCCAATAAACGAAAAAGATAGATTTAGAGCAGCATTGAGAAGATAACTATAAATACTCCCATTATGAAGTATTCTGGTCTAGGTACTAAAAATAATAAAAACCTAAACCATGAAGGCTTATAAATATAATTGAAACAGGAGAGTACACTTATGGCACTTCTTAGCCCAGGCGTAGAAACAATCGAACGTGATGCAAGCCTTTATATTCCAACGGTAACATCCTCGGTGGGTGCCGCTGTTGTACACGCAACAAGAGGTCCAGTCAACGTAGTAGTCGATCTTGGCAGTCCTTCCGAATATATTGATATGTTCGGAAAGCCAGATGATGTTAACTATAAGATGGCTTGGACAGCACTTAAGTATCTTGAAGCTGGTCCTATTAAAGCTGTTCGTATTGAAGACTCAACTCGTCTCTGCGCAGGCGCAGTAGTTGGCTTGTCAGCACCAACATCAGCCCAGGCAGAGGGTGATGTTGCTGCTCAACCAGAGCCAATGCAGGTTGTTCAATATCCTCTTACATATGATGCTGTAGCAACTGCTGGTACAACTGGCGGTCCTCTTGATATGTCGGGTGCTTCGAAGTTAGTTCACGTTTACGGTGTAGGTGCCGGTCCATTCTATGAGAATGTAAGCTTCGCAGTCGTATCGAATTTTGAATATGAAACTCTTCAAAGTTTCAAGCGTGATTATGCACAGGCTGTTCTCACGGTTGATCGTCAGGCAGTTATTGCCAAGTATTGGACTGGCGTTTCGGGTGATGCTCTTTTAAGCCGCGCCCCATCACTCCGTGAAGATATTATCACCGCACAGCCTCGCACACCAGATGGTTCAGTTGATACTAGTAATACATCTGGTGGCTGGGCAATCGATGAAGAACTTCTCAGTGTCTATACTGCTGTTGAATATGGTCCAGCCCCGGAAGTTTCGACACAAGATGCTTCTGGTAATGCAGTTTATTTCTATGATTCGTATCTATTCTACGTCTTTAACGAGAACGGTGTAATCGACAATATTTACATGCTCTCGACCGATCCAGAAAAGAAGGACGGTTATGGTCAGCCAATGTTTGGACCAAAGGTTGTTAACGGAAATAACAAGTACGTTTACATGTTCACTGGATCAAGTGAACTTGGTTCAAAGGGTATTGAAGTAACGTGGTCAGTTGGTCGTACTCCGCTTATGAATGCTGATGGATTGGCTGGTTATA